AACACGGTTGAGAGGGCCAACAGGCGGGAGCACAGGCAATTCCGGGTCGTCAGAGTCGGATGCGTCCTTGTCCTCGTCAGTGGGGATGCGAAAGGAGAGCTCGTCGTCAGTCGGAGTTGGCGGAGAAGGAGGAGTTTCCGAGTTATCCTCATCGTCGGTCCCGAGGAATTCCGGATTTTCAGGGGGACGAATGACGATGCCGAGGCGGCGGTACCGGAATGTACGGGCCAGAGCAGGAGGGCTAGCGCGCGGTTCGTCGGCGTATTTGTGGTCGGGCGGTGGGGCAGGGGGGTGCTCCGGGAAAGGGGCGGAGGGCTCGGGTTGAGCAAAGTCCTCAGGGTGCTGTTGGTCGATGGCGTCCTCGGCTGGTTCCAAAGCTTCAAGCATTACAGCAGATGATGCGGACATCTCTAACAGTTTCACAGGCAAATTATGCCTCTCATGAGCAAGGGTGAGTTTAACCTCGGCAGTGCCGGTAGACTTAGTCTTCTGTTTGAACTCCCTGACATGAAAGTGCGGTTCAGTGCATTGTGCGGTTGTAGAATGCGCGCAAGGGATGTACTCCATGGCCTGAGCCGTTTGAGTCTTCCCTCCCCCTTGATTTTTCTTCTCAGCGATTCGGCGCTCAGCCCCAGTTTTCGGGCGGCGGTGAAAGTGCGGAATCTTGCAGTCCTTTTGTTTGCAATGAGAGTACTTGGCGTCCTCCTTCGCGTTTTGGGCCATGATCTTGGCTTTATCGACCTTAGCGAGTTGGGGCAGCCCCACGTTGGGTGTGCTGATTTTACGATCGCCAGCTGATCGCCCGGAATTTTGACCCAGTCCGGGGGGTGGGGAGTTGGAGTTCCGCGTCGCGGAATTCCGCGAGGCGGAAGTAGCGGATGAGACCCTCCGACTAAGGGTTTTGGTCGTTTTAGAGTCGGAGCCCGACTTGTGTGATTTAACGTCAGCGGGCAAAGGCGCGGCTGACGGCGGTTCGAGTGTGTCCCTGAAGCGCAAAGGGGGTTTCGTGGGTCGAGTGGGGCGGCTCTTTGGTAACTGACTCATGGCACAAAGTGAAGTGAGTCGGAAAGAGCGTGGTCCTTTTTAGGGTACAAGGGTGTGATGAGTGAAGGTGGATTGTGAGCGTGATGACTATAGCTAGAGTGAGGGCCGCGTTTACCCTGCATTGAACGCGTAATTGGTCTAAGTATAGTTTAGGTTCACAAAACTTCAGAGCCGATGGGCGTCCCGACAACAACCCAGTCTCGTGCGGGGAGTGTGTCGAGGAGTTCCTCGGAGAACGGCTCTTTATGGCCAGCTTCAAGGAGTCGGCGCCGAGCGATGAATGAGA